TCAGGGCAGGAAGCGGTACAGCACACAGCCCTGAAACCCGGTGCCACCACTGGAAGACACCCCCTCAGCCGTTGCGGAGTAAGAACCGCCGCCACCAGCGCCATACCGCGTTGCAAGGCGCCCACCCTGGTTGCCACAACGTCCCGCACCTCCCCAGGGACCATCCCCACCATATCCGGAGAAGGTATAGGCATTGCACTGCCCGTCCCCACCAGAGGTTCCGCTCTGGTTCCAGATCGTGCCGCCGGAAGCATTGCCGCCCACACCGCCCGCAGATCCGGTCGTGGAATAAAAACTTCCGCCCTGTCCACCTTCGGCCTGAAGGAGCGTCTGCCCGTTGTAACTCACAAGGGAGGTTCCTCCCGTCTGCTCGGACCCGCCGCCACTTCCGACGGTAATCGCCAGACCATTCCCCTGCGTGGGGCTGACGGCATAGATACCCCAGGCATCTCCCCCACCACCGCCACCGGCACCAGAAAACGCACCGGCAGTCGTCATCGACTGAGAAGCAGCACCGCCGCCGCCGCCGCCGATAACGCGCAATTCCACACGGGATGCCCATGCTGGAACGGAAACCGAGCCATTTACAGTCAGCAGCGTCATGGGTTCCGTGCAAGCCTTGAGCAGAGCCTGCGTCGCCAGTTCCGGGATGGTCGGCCAGAAAACCTGCCCTGGCTGAACTGCCACACCTGACAGGCTGCTTGCCCCCTGCGGCACCGCGATCGTATAAAGTGCGACAACACATCCGCCAGCAGGAGCGGAAGGCGGATTTGCAGCACCCACCAGAGAAATCACACCTGCCCGGCGCACCGGCAGCGCGCCACCGTCATTCTGGATTCCTGCCTGCGTCTGCGACGGATTGCTGGCATTGAAAAACGGCAGCACGGCCGGATCGGCATCCTGCTCGGAGCAGACTGCATAAACGGTATAGGTATTTCCGCTCCCCGGAAGCGTAACAGTCTGCGATGTCGTACTGATATACTGGCATGTGAGAGCCGTTGTATCCGCCGCAAGCCCCCCGCCATTGCCGCCCAGGTTGGTGGCGTCCATGACGCCCGGCGCCAGGATCGAACCCGCCTCGACCGTCAGGCTCAGATCGCTGGAGGATGCAGAATATCCCAGTCCGGACGCTGCCATGACATTCGGACCGTACAGCATGGACGCCAGGTTTCCGAAAGCGGCCTTGGTATATCGCCCGGCCCGCAGAAGATCCGTGTCGAGCGGGATGGATCCCGCATAAACGATTGCCCGGTCCATTAATTTTTCACCTTGATCCAGCCGGTAACGCCCATGGCCGCCGTCTGATCGACGGCGCGGCAGACTGTCGCCAGATCTGCGGCCTTTCCCAACTGTGTTTCTACAAAGAACTGACCACCCTGAAGGCTGCCGTAACGCAGGGCCGCCGCACCATAACCGCACCCCCCGCCCATGGCAGGCGACGTTGCGCACCCAAAGGCATGGCAGTCAGCCGCATTGAGGGTTTCAATGATGACCGGCTGGACGCCGGTCGCTGCGACGATCGCATTCGTCACGGCCTGCCGGGTGTTGCGTTCGGCAAACAGCGAAGCACTGATGCGCTTGCGATAGACGGCATCTGTCTCGGACGCCTGGCGGATCAGACCGCCTTCACCGAAGTAATCCCCCGCAGCCATGTCTAAAAAAGCGCCGCTCATCGTCGAAAGACGCATCTGCTGAGAACACTCCAGCATCAGTTGCCAGATGCCAGCCAGGACAGCACCAAACCCGCGCAGAAGCGCAGCCAGTACCGGTGCCGCATCCTCATCCAGCCCCTGAGGCTCCGACGGAAACCACCCCTTGGGCAACAGGCGCCGGAGCCGACCTGAAAAATCCTCTACCGAACCTGGAGCAGGTCCCGTATCAAAAAGAATGCTTCCATCCGATGCCCGGAGAATATCCCGGCCTTCTTCATTGAGAATACCCATCCGATCATCCCCCAGCCTGGCTAGGGCTCATCAGTGGGATACGATAATCGGCACCATTGATGTTGATATGAAGAAAACCACCATCTGCCACAGCCGGCATCGTGCCTCCGGCCCCAGTGACCGGCGATGTCATCTGAATCTCTCCCCCGCTTGCGGGAAAAAGTCCAAGATTTCCCGAACCTCCCGTTCCTTCCTGCACATACAGACCCGCTGCCTGAGTCCCGGCTCCCGCCTGAACCTGAAGCGCATTGGTCGGGCTGGCCATGCCGGCAATCGAGAAGAGTGTTTCACCCTCGATATTGCCAAACAGGATTCCGTCATCGGTAAATTCCTGCCGCGTGCCACTGGTACGTTCCGTCACCGTGGAGCGGACAAATGCCCCCACATTCGCCCCCGCCACCCCGGAAACGGTCTCGGGCGTATGCCATTCGACGGCATGATTCCGCGCCAGAGAAACAGCCGACGCATATCCGGAATCCTTCCCATCCGTTCCCGTCAGGGACTGGGCACCAAAAACGATACCCGTCTGCCATGAATTCGGATTAGAAACAAATACTATTCCCGCTGCGGCATCGGACGTCCCGGACGTCTGCCCACCACCTGCGCCAAGCTGGATTCCATACACGCCACCCCCGACATTCGGCGCATAAGGCGTGGACTGCCCCACGGCAAGACCACCGAAATTGACGGCCTCAAGTTCCATCCCAAAAGTCGGCTGGTAATCCACTCCGGCCATCCGCCACGCTTCACCGTAATAGGCATAGGCAGTGGTCGTGGTAGGATTGGACGTATCGTCGGAAATCCCCCAGGACGCCACTCCGATGGAGCTAGGCTGAAACCCCAGAACCGAAGAGCCGCTCACCGCATCCGACGTCCGCGACCCCGCGACGAACGCACTGTTGCCAAACTGCGCAACCGACGCGCACTGGGCATCCTGCAATGCCCACGGACCAATGGACGTCGCTGCCATGGTCTCCGACAGCCAGTCATTTTCCGAAGAACTGGCCCGATCACTCAGAGCAGGATTCTCCGCCGCAACGCCGACAAGAAGCCGATCCGCAAAACGTTTTACCTGCGCGCCCTTGTCGGCATAGAACTGACCACTGGCCGAAACGCTGACAGAAGCTTCAGCCACCTGGGCCACAGTCGCCGTCACTGTCCGTGTTCCGCTGGCATCCGCCAGAACAAGGACCTCTTCTCCCGTCAGGGATTCGAGTTTCGGATATGTATTAAATACCGCCATGAAAATTCCTCATCCCTGCCGATGGATCCAGATCCCGGATCCTCAGCCCTGAGTGACATTGATCTGAATGCTTCCAACCACGAGCGCCTGATTGCCATTGGCAGGAATATCAGCCTGCCCTCCATTGAGACGGACATTCAGAACCGACGTCACGGAGATTCCCGCGCCCGCATAGGCCAGGTAGGAAAGACGGCTATACGGATATCCGGCCCCCACGGTCATCGCGGCAATATCTTTCGACACGACAGACTGAATGGCGCTTGCCGCCTGCTGAACCGAAACGGAAGACGGCACCACAACATCCATGGACACATCCACCGTCAGAACCTGTGGAACCTGCACACCAAACCCGACCCCCAGGGCCCGAACAGAATCAATGACCTCATAGACATTCGACAACAGCTGATCCGACGGCCCCCCACTTCCGTCATTGACCACAGCCGTAAAGTATCCGCTCCGCGCAACACCCGCCGCATCCAGACCATCCCGGAGCGAATAACTCAGATCCGTCTGGACGTTGGCAATGGCATTCCCCACTGCGGCCCGACTGGCAGAAGCCTTCGCCGCCAGCCAGAGCGGAAAACGTGCCCTCAGCTGACTATCCGTCTCCTGGTCGGAACCATTCAGGAAAGGCGCCGGATTCGTCACGGTATCCAGCCCAGAGACCGCCGTACCCATCAGGCAGATCGCACCGACCGAGACATTTCCGGCCGCCCCCGCCACCTGGCACGAAACAGGCACAGACAGCGTCGTCATACCTGCCTCACGAACATATCCGCCAGCAGATGCGGACCATGTCGGCAAGGACTGATCCTGCGTCACGACAAAGGATATTCCCCCCACAGTGCGCACAATCACTCCGGGCGGAACAACCGCCGACTGCTCGCTGGCTATAAAGGACGTAAACGTCACAAGCCCTGTCGCTGGCGTTCCCGGCAGACGGGTCATGCCAAAATCATTGACGAAACTGTCACAGTCCGATCCCGTCGACGTCGCCAGACGGGTCCGTAACAGTGATTGCAATACCAGATACTGCAACCACAATCCCACACCGCCGACACCTTCCATAAGCGCCCGAACAGGCGATCCGATGGAAACATCCAGCAGTTGGGAACATGAGGCCTGCGCCGTTGTCACTGCCGCCGAAACAGTCGTGGAAAAGGAACGTAAGGAGAGAGACATCGCATCCTCTTGGAGCGGTTCAATACTGTGCCGCTCTCATCATTTCAGTAGGAAAAAGACAGGCTCTGCTGCTGACCGGATGCCGCATCGACATAGAACACGTCGCATTTACACACACCGGTGCCCTCATCCGTCACAGTCACTGTCACGGCCTGCGATGAATCCACCCCGGCATCGGCCTGAACCTGCGCCCGGATGACAGATTCCATCGCTTCCGCTGCAACGACCTGACCGACCATGAGTAGGCAGCCCCACCCCGTAATCCAGCTGCCAGATATAATCCCCGGAAACGGTCAGCAAACGCCTCAACAGACTCTGCCTCGTCAACTCCGTGCCAGAGACCGTCTGAAGCGTGCCGGAGTTCAGAACCAGATCGTTCCCGAAAACATGTGAAAGAGCGATCATCCAAGCGGTCCTTCCGTCTTCTGACTTCCCAGCAAATGAACATGCCCATTCAGCGAATGCTGATCCGTACGCACATCTCCCCCCGAAACCGTCAACCCGGCAGATGTCAGGGTCATGCTTGTCCCACCAACAGAAAAACTGATGCCACCGTCCTTCAAAACAATCCGTGAATTTCCCGCACCCGCCGCCACACCACCAGACCCGACATGCAGCCAGCCCGCTTCCGAAGACGTCGCCCCGGAAGCGCCTGACGAGGAAAGTGGCGGACGACCACATCCCCCTTTGACAAGCAGTTCGCCAGGCTGCGCAACGGCTCCGGTCAGAGGAGACACAGGCGCCATCACCACCGTGTCAAACACACACCCCGTCACAACAAGATGCTCTCCGTCCCCCTCAACAGGCTGAAGAACAACATGCGTACCTGGAGAAGACGGACACGCAATCCGCAAATCTCCCGCATGCACCCCGCCAGCATCCGGAATCCAGCCCGTTTCCACGTTTTCAGGCTGGATCCGTACCTTTACGGCATGATTGACAGGATCGACGGCTGAGACGATTCCAAACATCGTATGCGCCGTCCTGCCTTGAAGGGCAGCGGCATCAAAACGGGCATCACTCATGTCCCACCTCCGCGATCCCTCAGAACAACCTGCTGCACAAATCCCTGCTCCACGGAAAACCGGGAGATCACCTGATCAATCCCCAGGGTCTTTTCCCCATTTCCCGTCACGACAGTCATGTAGTTTCTTGGCGCAATACCCAACACACCCGGAATCCTGATCCGCACAGACAACGCATGCGCAGCAATGCGTGCATGCTTGCCACGCGCCAGCCTTTGCAACTCGTCCAGCCGCCGTCCGGGAACACGAAAGGTATGGATACTGGCGTTTCCCGACGGGACTTCCTGAGAAAATGAAACGCCATCATAATAAATCTGCGTCGTACTTCTCTGACGTGAATCCCACGATGCCATGTGCACAACCACACCGGACAGAAGCTGCAGATCCCGCGCAACACTGGTTTCAAGAACCGCGTTCCGCATGTCTGTCACCTGCACACCCGTATCGGAAGACGAGCCCAGTGGCTGGCAGACAAGAGATGTTCCACTGCCGTAAAGGTCGCAAAAAGAATCCCGGGCAATCGTGAACGCAAGATCCGCCGCCGTCTGAAAACGGTGCTGCCCCATGAGAGCACCGCGCTTATGCTCGATCTGCCAGAACTGACCCGCCATAAGCGTAGCCTGATCAGAGGGGAGCGCAATCGCCGCATCCAGCCCCGCAGCCTGCGCCATGATTTCCAGCAATTCCTGCTGGGTATGGTTAAGCCACGCATCCTGAATCCGCAGATCCATCAGAGCCGCCAGCGCATCCCGGCATTCCACTTCCAGAACGGCATGCTCGGCCGCATATTCAATATGGTCGATCCGGCCCTCAAACAGCGTAGTCCACGAAGACGAAACGCTCTGCTTATCCCGCATCTGGAGGATCACCCACTTCCGGGCGGGTTGCTCCGTTTCAAACCACAAAGCCTGCTGCGCTGGGTTCCTGACGGCAAAACGCAGCGATGCGACATCACAGGCTTCATACCGGTTCGCATCAATCTCGAACCGCAGAAGCGCCAGAACCGGATCAACCTGCCCATCAAAAAGAACCTGGACTTCCAGGTTTCTGACGCTCATTCCAACACCCCGTCAGGCAAACCCGATACCAGATCACTCTCGACCGCCGGCACCTTCAGCACGACAGTTTCGGAAATCCATCCCAGATCCGGATCCGTCATCCCGTTGACCTGCGCAATCCTCCACCATTGAGAAGCATTCCCAAGCTCACGCGCGGCCACATGAAACAGCGAAATATCCGCAGCACTGACAATAATATCCTGCATCATGTCCTCATGCGAAAACGGACGGCAGAGACGTCGATTGCCCCTGCGCCACAGCAATATTCGCCGCAGAGCGATTCACCAGACTGCCCGCATCGGCCGCAGCGCTCAGAAGCGCCGCGTTCTGTCCCAAAGCATTCAGTGAAACACTGTTGACCGGCTGAATGGCTTCAACATTCTGCCCGGCTCCGGTCAGAATGGACTGCAACCCACTTCCCGCATTTTCCAGCCCCCCGGCAACAGAGGTCAGCGCGGAAGGCACCGTAGCGAGATTCATACCACTCTGCGCCACGCCGTTGACCGTCCCCAGAGCATCCGTCACCTTCGAGGCAAACCCCCCGGTACCAACAAGCGTCGCCAGTGGCATGACCTGTCCGACAACCGAAGACACCTGCCCCACCGCCGTAAAAACCCCTTCGGAAACATCCGAAACAACGCTGGAAAAACTGTCGAGAGCACTCCCGACATCATCTCCAAGAACTCCGGACAAGGTCCCGGAAGTCTGTACAACCGTCGTTTCCTGTGGTCGCTCAAGAACCAGCGTATAGGAGCAAACAGCACCTTTTGCCTGATAGACATAATGGAACTGGGCAATCCAGACCTGGACAGAGAGACCCGCAGCCGAAAAAGCAACCTGCTGACCTGCCATCCGCATGCGTTCAACGGCCTGCGCCCGCATCTGCGCATCCGGACCAAGAAACCGCCCTTTCAGTTCCAGACGCCCCGGATCGTTGCCCAGCGCATCAACAACACGCCCGCCCCCCGGAAGACGATGCACAACCAGCATCTGCCGACCGCCAACCTGAAGCGTATCGGGAACTTCAATTCCCGTCAGAACCAGATTTCCCAGTATGACAGGAGATGATGACCCCAGCCGTCCTACGGCACCAATGGCATTTTCGATGTCGGAAAGACCAGTACCCATCGGGGAACACCTCCTCTGTCAGAAAAATCCGATACTTCGGCCCGGATACTGAGGCTGCATGATTTCATCCACCCCCCCGCCAGAACGCCGCGCGGCCAGACGGGACCTGCGATTACCGAACGAGAAATCATCACGCCTCATCTCGTGACCCGCATCACCACTCACAGTGTTCCTGTCGTGATAATTCCGGAGCGCCGGAAAGGCTGGAAGCGCGTCATGTTCCCGTCCGGCTCCTTCAGACGATGGCGCATGCACGGTCTGTTTCCGAACTGACGGAATACAGGCCGAGCTTTCAGCCGCCAGTACTGCCCGGCGAACGACAGGAGACACGCCCGCCGCACCATACCTGATACGCCCGACAGGCAATGCACGCTCAATCATTCCCCCCCGATCGAGGAATGCCACTGCTCGCCCGACATCAGCAGCAGTCCGCTTCCGCGCCACCACAGCCCGCCCCGACTTTGCATCCAATCGCCCCCCCCGTTTCGGAAAAGCAGTCATCTCATGCACAGCCGCACGTATTCCCACTTTTTCTGCGACAATGGAAAAAGGCTTCAAAGGAAGCCCTGGTCGCAGGATCCGCACCACCCGCTGTTTTTCCCGCATGGGAAACAAAACCGAATGAAGTACTCCACCCGATTTGCGAGCAGGTGCAATGTCCTGAATACCCTCTCTTCTTTGAAAGCCGCCCCCCCGCACCGTACTCCCGGAAACCAGGAGCCCTCTGATGCGCGACGGCACGATCCCAACCTGTTGTTTCAGCCGTGGCACCGCCGCAATCGGAAACGACCGACGCGCCCACGCCAACCCTCTGGAAGAAGCTGTGAAAAACGTCCTGACCGAGAGAAGAGACCGCCAGATGTGCTCCCGCATCATATCTCTCCCCGATAACCCATCATATCCCAGTCAAAACAGTGCCCTTCCCGCTCTCCGGTAATGACACACGCGGCCAGACGCCGCGCTCTCGACCATCCTCGCAAAACATCCCATGGCACCCCGTGATCCAGCAGATACAGCATCTCCTGGAACCCGGAGTGCCGGCTCAGTTTTTTGCGACGTCCCGCAGATCCTCATCCGCATCACGCTCGAAAAGCGGCGTCAGACGCCGGCTATCGGACAGAACAACTTCCTGCGGAAAATCACTCACGAAATTTTCGTCCTCGTAGAAGCAAAAAACTGAACTGTCTGATGGATCATGTGGTCCGCCTGCCAGGGATCACTCTTCAGCTGCATGGAGACATTGCTGAACTCCCAGGTACTGGTCGTCCCATCCGGTTCGGTCACGTACTGATAGATCGTCCCGCTGCCGACCGTCCCGGCATTCCAGTAAGCAGCCTCAACAGCCGCCACCAGATTATCCAGTGCCGCATTGGCGCGGGCAATCTGGAATGCCCCCCGCCAGCCATTGGGAACATTGAACTCCAGCGGCACCCCGTTCAGCGGATTTGCACGCAGGGCCTGCGTTTCCTGGGCCGCACTGAAGGACGTGACGTCCCGCAGATCCACCCGCTGACCATTCCACAGAACCGTAATCCGGCAATCCCGGCCAATGCTGTATGGATTTGCCATTTAGCCGACACTCCCCGATGCAGACGACACGGTGACAGACGCACCACCCTGCAGATTGACGATGAATTTCTCGTTGATGCCCTGATAGCGAACCGCCACATCCGCCTGCACATAGCCCAGCGCCGTGCGGGACTGCGGGTTGTTGCTCGAATCACAGACCACACTGTAAGGCAGTTCACCATTCTGAACGCCCAGAATCCCCTGCGATAGCAGCGACGACAGAAAACCCAGAAGCGTCGAACGGATATCGCTGAACAGCGTGTCGTTGATCACCTCGCCGACATAAGCGCCCATGCCACCCGCAAGCGAAGACGCAATATAGTTCGTCAGGCGCGTATAATTGTCGCCATTCATGGTGCTCTTGCTGGACGCATTATGCCCACAGCGCACCGCCCAGTAAGTGCCACCCGGCGCCGGATTGCAGATCACATCAATTCCGGCCGTAAACAGCACTGACAGTTCAGCCGTGGAATAGGTCGCACTACTGCCCGTCAGACCCGCCTTCTGGCTCCCCACGATTCCCGACAGCGCCTTGTTCAGACTGGACTGCTCCGGCGAAAGAGCGGCCAGCCTGCCACCTGCGAATGCCTGCGGGCTGACCAGCATCATGCCGTTGGCATCATCATTCCACCACAGCCAGTCACCGAACATCAGCTTGACCGACGCCGCATCCAGCCCACTCGCCGCCTTGACCGAAATGGCATTCGTCACCGTATCGGAAGCCGGCCCGACAGCGATCATATAGACCCCTTCGGACGTCCCGAAAGCCGCCTGAGCCGTATAGGACGTACTATCCGTCACACCATGCAGTAGCGCCACCGCACAGCCCTGCCCGCGCAGCGCATACATACCGGTCCGCACCGTGCTGTCCTGCCCGATGAACTGAGCCGTCGTCGGCACCCCGCCATCCGTACCTCCCGAAAGCGTAACATTCGCAGCAGCCACAGCCGGAACCGTCTCCGGAAGCACAACCTTCACCAGCGCATTCAGATCCTGCGCCACTGCCGCCATAATGGCTGACCAGTCCGCTCCCGCATAGGTCGTAGCCCCCAGATCCGCATGCGTGACCGCAAGCGCAAATCCGGAACCCGTAGCCGTCACGGCCGCCACGATGCCATTACCCACGCTACCCGTATGAACAGCCTGGATCGTCACACCATCCAGCATGCCGGATGCCGCCACATCCGTCCCGTCCGTCACCCGGACGACAACAAAAGACGACGCTTCCTGCATCACAGCGATATTGACCGCCAGACCCGCATCCGTCGTCTTGTTCTGCTTGCCGCCGAACGCCGCGATATAGTCGCTCATGCTCCCGATCGGCAGCGGCATTCCCACCGGCCCCCAGCCGGCAGTGCCCACGATACCCAGTTGCGAAGACGACGCCCCCGCCAGGGCCAGCGTCTGCGGCTGGGCGATCTGCACATAAAGATTTGGCACGGTCAGTGCCGTGGTATTCAGCGTTCCCGCCTGATAGACCAGAGACATCCCCGGATCGCTCTCCAAAATGCAGAAAGCGGGCGCTCCCACGGAAGCAACCCGCTTTCCTGATGAAATTTCAGCGCTTTGCCTGAGCTTCTGCGTCAGGCAGCAGCGACAACTGTCCCAAACCGATCAACCCCCAGCCCCGGATAGGCCGTAGCAGCAGCCTGCGCCGCCACCACCGCCTGCATGGCGTCCAGAGCCGCCGTTACCGTCTGGTTCGCTCCCCCGGGAGCCAACTCCCCGAAAGACATCGCTACCCCGCCATCTCCAGACAGGTTCCCGATGCCACACAGCATTTCGGGCGCCCACTGCACCTGAAGGGTGTCAAACACCAGCTCATAGAAATAATCCCGCCGATACAACGCCTCGTTCTGCATCGTGTCGACATCTTCCACGCTCTGGAACCGGAGTTGAGCCTCCCGCCCGTCCAGAGTACTGATCCAGTTCTGCTCCGCCAGCGCCGCATCCAACACGGAAGCCAGTGTCTCCCGCGCCGTCGCATCCGCCGTCCAGATCGAAACCCGATAAAGCTGCGCCTGCCGCCGCGTCACCCGGACCGACTGCCCATACCCAACGGCGTTACCGTTCAGAACCCGCCCCGGCACACTGACGACAGCCCCATTCGCCACACCATCCGTCAACGCCGCCGCCAGAGCCGCCGCAACCGTCGCAGGCGTATCCTGCGCAGTCACCGCATAGGCCGCAGAAGGAGATCCCCCATGCGGCATGTCATCCAGCCAGACCGCCACCACACCCGCAGGCGTGGATGTTCCGGAAAAGACGATCTCAACCGTCCCATCCGTAACCACAACCCCAACCGTAGGAACAGCCTTCTGTTGCACCCGCCAGGGCCGTCCAAGAGGTTCCGCCCATTCCGGCATTTTCCGGGGCGCCATGGTGATGGTGACAAAGTCGATGTCGTTACGGATATTCTGTGCCGCAAAAAGATCGCTCGGCAACAGCCACCCCCGCCGCAGCACCACCTGCCGCCCCGTCACCGAAGCTCCAGACAGACCCTCCGGATAAAGGATCTGCACACAGTTATAGGCCAACGCCAGCCCGACCCTGGAGGCATCCGTCATTCTTATCCTCCCTCAGACCTGCTGAAGCGACATGGTACACCGGATCCCGAAGCCGGAAGTTTCCACCGCATTAACCGTATAAGTCGTACCCAGATCGGTCGCGACCGTCATGTAAGGCGTCAGCACCACCCCGGGCAGAAGCGGAAGATACATCACGAACTGTCCCGGACGCGTCGCTCCGGGAATCCCACTGCCCGAAGACTCCCCTTTCGCCCGCATGATAACGGCCGCCGGACAGTCCGAGACCAGCGTCTCCACCGTTCCCGTAACCCCACTGACCGTCACGGTCCGGCTACACACCACACATAAAGGCGGCCTCAGAGGCTCCACGGACGCGACAAAATAGGTCCGACCGCTCGCAGCGAGAATATCGGCAACCTGCGTATCATCCCGCCGATCCGTCAGAACATATTCCGTCGGAATCCCCCATCCGATCGGACGCTCGAACGAAAATCCGGCATCCACATCGAAAGCCAGCATGGGCTGCGCATAAAGCACATCCATCGGCGTCAGACCGCCCGAAGGACGATACTGTTCCCCCAAAGCCCCCAGAACGGCCGCCGCCTTCGCATACCCTCTGGAGAGCCGGGCTGCGATCATTGCCTGCTGCACACAGCCCTCCTCAAACCACGATCGCCCGGCCGTCCTGCAATTCCAGCCCGCCAGCCACCCCCAGAAACGCACACAGACGCCTCCGCCACAGCATGAACAGCATCACCCGGTCCTGAACTTCCCGGCCATTGTGATACCATCCCGCCGCCCGCGTCGTATCCAGATTGTCCGACGACGCCGTAATCGCATTTTCCAGCGGATAAAGCTGCGCCAGATAAAGCCGGATCTGCTGAAGCTCCGCCCCGGACAGACAGTTCATCCGCCATTCCAGCGCCCCTTCCACCTGAAAGAAACGCCAGGATTCCTGATTGCCTTCCCGCGATCCAATGGCGGGATAACCACAGAACCGACGGATATCCATTTTCTCTCCTTCCGAAAGAATATCCGTCGATAAACCAACCGTTCCGGACATGTCATTCTCCCCGCAAGAGAGGCCCCTGCCTTACAGACAGGGACCGGAAAAACCTCAGAACGTCAGACCAAGCGCATCCGTGCCAAGGCTCTCGATCACGACACCCCGCTTGAGATAGCTGTTCGTGGCCGTCGGAATGACAGTCATGTCCGCCGTCACGTCCGTCGGCAGCGCAAAACCACCAATCCAGTACCAGGACTGCGCAATGATCTGACGCAGACGATCCAGCGGCTCACGCGTCACCATCGCCACGCTGTCCACCATTTCGATCAGTGCCCGCTCGGCATCCGGAATATCGGAATGACCCGTCAGCGCACAGTCACCTTCGATCAGCGCCCCCTGCCCCAGCAGAAGCGCACGATGAATGGAACCCGCTCCAAGCGACGCCTGCTGCGGCGCTTCCGTCGTCGGGATAAACCGCACACCCAGAAGCTCAATAACCTGACCGGAACGATACTCTTCCGAACCATATGCACCACGGTACAGATGCTTGAAATCCGGATCACGGAAGAGCGACAGAAGCTGCAGATCATCCAGATAACAGTGATACGCACCATTAATCATCGGCACGTTATTGCGCCGCAACGTCGCCACACCGGCCAGAACCTGCTGGATGCCCAGCGTATCCGCCAGACCGTTCGCACTCGCCGTCTGCAACGCCGCAGTCGTCAGACGACCATTCGGACGGATCACCATCGGCGCCGTGGACGCCACAACGGCCTGACCTTCCGTCCCATCCGCAACCGACACGGAAGCCGAGAACGTCATCTGCCCCGAAACACCACCCGGCGCCGTGGACACATTCGTCGCATCCGCCGTCACGCTGACGAGTGTGTAAACATCTCCGCCCACCGTCACGGTCATACCATTGGTCGCGCTGATCGGCGTCACCTGACCATTCACGATCACGGACTGGAAACCACGAATATCGTCCACAGCAATGGTGTCGCCAGCACTCCCCAGCGTCGCCGTCACACGCGTATTGCCACCCAGGTAACCGCCAACACCATTCTGCGCACCACCAAACAGCGTATTGCGCGCCAGACGGTCCAGCGACTGCATGGCCTGCACACCATTGGTGTTGGCATTGGCCAGAAACTGCGACGCAATCCCCACACCACTGGTAACCATATTCAGATCGATCGTATCGCCATACTGGTTGATGGACAGCGTATACTGCTCGACCGACCAGCCGGACGGACTCAGACCGTTATCAAAATTGGTATTGCCCGTCGGGTTCAGCGGTGTCGTCACCGGAGCCTTGAGGCTCTTACGGGTTTTCGTCAGCGTTTCACCGATGGCATTCGGGAACACTTCACGATCGGCAACCTGGCGGAAACCCAGACGGGATTTCAAGCCATTCTCAAACTCGCGCGCCAGAAAACCCTGCTGAATGGCGGCCTGAAGCTGAACAGGAAAATTATCAATGCTCATGTGTTTTTTCCGTAAATGTGTTGTCTGAACCCGGCCTGTCATCAGACCCGGTCAAATATCGTCCCGGGCCTCAGCCCTGGGCCAGAAACTGCCATTTGCGCGCTTCATAATCCGCCTCGCTGACGGCGCGCGCATTGAACGGTTCGATCCCGCCCGGGCGCGGCGCTGCCTGCCCGACAGTGGTTCCGCTCGAATATCCAGGCCGCAGCACCTCGCCAAACAGATAGGCCCGTTCCTGACGGGCCTGCTGCAAAGCCTCGGCCACACCGACCACGGAACCATCCTCACCCCGATTGATCCCTTCCAGATCAATCAGCCGCACGACATCATCAGGATTATGCGCGCCATTGCGGATCGCCTCCGCCCGAAGCGCCGCCACAATCACTTCCCGGTCACTGTCCTGCCGCATCCGGGCCAGCGCTTCCTCATGACTGCGCTGAAGCGTCTCCTGCCGCGTCACAACATCCGTCATTTCCTGACGAACCGCCTCAACTTCGCTCCGCGCTTCATTCAGCGCCCGACGCAGAGCCTCCACATCCTCAATGGTGTCATCAGTTCCGGACATCATTCCCCCGTCAACACTCATGTTTGTTCAGAAGCACACCACTGCTCCAGCATTTTCCATTCCGTATTCGGATCAGAATTTCCCGATGCCATCGCAAACATCCGAACCGCCGTCTCACGGCTCAGAATTCCATTGGAAACAGCCGTCACCAGACCCTGCGTCAGCGACAGCAATTCCGGATCAGTAGACGGAAACCACGCCGGCCACCGCAGACTCATGCGACAGTACGGCAGGTCCTTGACCAGCGTTCCCCCGATCCGCAGCCCGTTTTCCAGAACACAGGAAAACCGGCACGCCATCCGGTAAATCGAGAGCAATGCCCCCTCGCCGTAGGAATGCCGCAGACGATCCACCAGCCAGATCAACGGCTGACACATCATCTCCATGGCCTTGCCCGACTGCGCACCACCAACCCGGTCACCATGCGCACGGTTTCCGTGAAGCTGCTCCAACACCACCAGCCGCAGTTCCCGATAATGATCGAGCACCGCACCCGCAGCATTTCCGTTGATCTCCAGAAGCTTCGCATCTCCCTCAGGCGGAAGCGTCAGCGCCGAAGCCGCGCCGCCCTGATGCGCCACACCGTCAGAAAACCCACCCGTCTTCAGAACCAGCGTCGGATCGGACCCGTATTTGAGTCCCCGCCCGGCCTGAGACAGCAGATAATCCGCCTCGATGACCGTATCGATGGCCCGCTCAAACGTGCACTCGCCTTCCGGATCACGCCCACAAGGCCCACCCAGATTGCGCGTCCACACGATCGGAACAAACCCCAGCCCATGCCGCACAGACCGGCTTTCATCCCGGACGCCTCCGTCCATCCCTACAAGCCAGGGTACGGAAACCGCACAATCCAGAGGCGTCCAGATCCGCTGCCACCAGAACTGCGCCCCCAGAAGCTCATCCGCAATCGGATAACCCTGCGCCGCCAGATCCCGCCCCCGGACCAGAAACCGCTCCTCAACCCGAAGCAGTTCTCCCGTCGCATCATCCCAGAACGGCGTCAGATACGCCGTCTCCAGGACCGAGAGTTTCGGAACCCCGCCCGAGACTTCGAACAGGATCGCAACCGATCCAACGGACCCCAACCGTGCCGCCTCCATCAGCAGAGACGCCAGTCTGGTCTGCGAGGCAAACGTGCTCATGACATGCGCCACACGCACATCATCCGTCACCAGACCGGGCCAGTGCGTGTCTCCGAAGAGGAGCGAAACTGCCTCATCCACAACCGTCCGGCACAGATTCGTGCGAACAGAAGGGCGTCGGCTGGACAGCGGGATATATTCCCCCGCCCCCGACTTCTCCATCGAAAACGGATGCGGCAGCGCATCATACTGCGTCCCGTCCAGAACACGCTTGAGCGCCAGCAGCCGCGCTGTCCGCGCGGACGCACCCGCAGGAACAGCATAACGCTGTTGCAGGGACAACCAGTCCATGTGTTCTCCATTGTTTCAGGCTACTCGCCGACCTGAAAAGATCGGCTCAGCGCGCCAGCGAAAATCCAGACGGACTCCAGCCCGTCATGCCACCGCTTCCGGCAAGCATCAGTTCACTCAGCCCCCAGACCATCGCATCCGCCCGGTCCGGAGACCGTGGTCCGCGATAGCCGCTGACCGAGAAATGACAAAGTTGATCCTCCAAAGCCGTAAACCGGCCATGATGCACAACCCTGCCAACCTCATAGAGCGCCGCAACCGGCTCGGCACGCGCCGCCTTCCCCCGCGCCGCCGTCACCAGCTTGACGGAAGCATGCGCCCGCACACTCCGGATCGTGCCCTCTACCAGAGCCCCGCCGAAGTTCCGCTCCGCAACAATGCGTTCAGCACCCCATTCATCAAATGCCCGCAGGGCCCTGGCAGCCCAGCCCGCCGGACTATCCCTGGCAGACAGATCTTCCAGAACATGCCCCACACCAGCCGCATCAATGCCACAGACCACAATCCCGATTTCATCGGACCGGTAGTCCTCCGGTCCCGCAGCCCCCGAAGGATCAACAGACACCAGAATACGCCGCATACGGGCCGCCACATCCGCCCGGCCCTGCGACGTAACCGCCGCCTCACGCCGAAACATCTCCAGCCGCCACAGCGCGCCTTCAACAACCGATTGATATTCACCATAAAGAAACCGCCGCTTTTCCCGCTCAGGAAGCGCTTCAAGGCTGGCGAGATAATCCTCGCTCAGATTATCCCGGTTGGCCTGCGGATTGAGGATCATCGTCGCATACAACGACCTGTCCGCTAACGGTTCCCCCGCCTTCGGCTCGATCCCGCTTTCGAAAAGCGCATAAAGCCAGTGTCCCATGCTCGGCGGATTGGCATCGATATATTCCTTCACCGCCAGACCGGTTTTCTGGGCCAGACGCGTCAGAAGCATGTTCCGCGCGCCATAACTGATCTGACTGGCCTCGTTCAGATAAACCGTCGCAAACTCCAGACCCAGGATCTTCTCGGTCCGCTGCTCGTCATCCAGCCCCCCGAAAAAGATCGTCGATCCATTCGGAAACGTCACAACACAGTCCTGCCGGTCCAGCTTCCACCCGACCTGCGGAAAACACATCCGCATGACCTTCGGAAACGTGTCCCGCAGAACCGACGCCTTCAGCGCCGTCAGCCGATGGCGAAAAATGCCATGCCGACTGTCCGGTGCCTTCAGCGCCCGGATCACAACGGCCCGAAGCAGAACAAAGGTCTTCCCCGACCGCGACCCACCCCTCAAAAGAATATGCCGCGCCGGCCCACCCAGCAGCCGCACCGCCTCACGCTGCGAATCATTCAGCCTAAAGGGCGCTGTCATCACGGCTGATGCTGATCGAAATCATGCCCGACCGCCCCTCGGATTCCATACCCGCCCTGAAACGGGACGGACGATGCGCCCGCAGCAGAAACGCCATCAACCCGTCGCTGTACCGTTTGCGAACGATCGGATTGCCCGTATCCGGATCGCAGACAACTCGCCCCGCATAGGTAACGGGTTCGTCATATCCCTCCACGGCACGTCGACGCGCTTCCGCTTCAAGAGCATCCGCAGCCTCTTCCAGAGCCTCCTCCCACCGGACGGAAAATTCCTTGTCCGTATCTTTCCAGTGATATAACGTACCGCGCCGGACTTCAGCGACACGACCGGCTTCAGAAATATTTCCACTCACAGACAGATGTTCGAGAAATCTCTTCTTCCGTTCCCAAGACTGTTCCCGTCGCAAAGAACACTTACCAGATACGTCTTCATCCATCTGCTTCAACCTTTTTCCCCAGATCGCCCTGAGAACCAACCATCAGACGGCGCTCAGCGAAGCCTCCCTGCGGCTCATCATCATGCCCCCTTCGAGCCAGACCGCCCGAACCGGCTTGTGCCGGGGCCGATCCCTCGGACCTGCCACCTTTCGCGCCAGGGTTTCCACATTGCGCTGTGTCTGTTCCCGCCCGGCCCGTAGCGCCACACGGGAGAGGGTTTCCGACGCGATCCGTCCAATCACCCGGACGGAAAGAACCGACCGCGGACAAGGAATGGACCTGCACCGGACATCCAGCCGGGAAAGACCCGCATCCACCAGTTCGTGCCATTCCAGAACGACATCCGCCCGATGAACCGGCTCTCCCTCATAAACGAGAGGACACCCAACAAATGAACCTGCATTTTTCTGAAGAACAATGAATGTCTGCCTACCAGACAACACAACGCTACCAGAAGAAATTTCACACTTTTCCATAAATTAGGAAACTTCCAAAATAAAAACCGACCCTCTTTCGAAAGGTCGGCTTCAGATTTTCATGTCACAATTCTTCAGTGTGTGTCTTTTGTATCAAAATTGCGTTCAGATATCAAGTGATAATTTATCGTTAACTGGATTTTTCCTGTTTTTCTTTTTAGACAGCGTTTCATAAACATGCGCCAACTGCTCCAGAAGCAGCGCGCACTGAGCCGACACCTTCATCCGCGCACGCCCTTCCGACAGAGCCGGATAAAGATGCCGCGCCATGGCCGAAAACGACATCTCCCGCGCCAGGAGCATCTCAAGACGAACATGCGCACACAACCCCAGCATGTCACGAATTTGCGTAATCCGCGCAGAACACTGCCCGCGTCCCATCATCCAGGTGTGAATGTCTCCCCGCTCCCTGACACGACCATCAGAAGGCGGATTCTCCACCACACCCAGAGAGGCAAAAACATATTCGCGATACCACCGATCCGCAGCAGCCAGCTCATCGTCCCCGATATCGCCGGCGTCATACATGGACTGAACCGCGTTCACGACCCGAAACGTATTTCCAACCTCACGGATCTTCGAATGACGGTACCGCTCCCCAGTCGGCCTGACCACGCCATCAGGCCGTCGCGCAGCAGCGACCGGTATTTCCCGCACCATCTCGAACATCAGTTGATCTCCAGTCCGGCTTCACGGCCACCCATCGGCTGCAATCCTGGAAAGACCGGCACCAGATCCGCACCCCACAGCGCATTCCAGCTCACAGGATGACCCGCTGGCAACGCCTCGGACGTCTCCCGGTCCGTTACTGTCCGCACACATGAAGCCAACGCCACAGGTGTTTTCCTGGCAGAACGTCTCCGCCCCTTGCGTGCATTTCCCTACTCAGGTAGCCAACCATCGGACGCCAGCATGGCGGCGAGAGCACTTGCGGACACCCGCCGGGGTGCGGAACCTGACTTGACCTGCCTCATCTCAACATCCTTCACCAGTATAGAACCGTTACCAAATTTGGCAAAATGCCACAATGTGTGATAAAAAAAACTTCTTCTGGATTTGGCATAAAGCCATTGCTAAAAAGGCCTTATGGCCAAACACAAGCGCCCGGACTCTCTGACCGTACTCCAACGAGCCATCGGAACTCGCATTTCCTGGGCTCGTGAACTCGTCATGCCCAATCAGAGCGAATGCGCCCGCCTGCTGGGCGTTGACGCCTCGACCCTCAACAAAATCGAACGCGGTGACCGTGCGCCAAGCGTCTTCCTCATTGCGGCACTGTCGAACCGCCTGCGCGTCTCGACAGATTTTCTTCTGAAAGGCGTCCTGAACGGTCGTACCGACGAAGAACTGGCCTTGCGACTGGCTGCCCTGCACCCAGAACTGGTGCTCCAGCGGCAAGACATGGCTCCGAGCACGGACAGAAACACACCTTCCGACACACCTGATCCGCCCAAGAGACCAGATGAGGAGATCCATTAGTGACTGTTTCACTGGTTTCCATACGCATTCAGGCGCTCCCCATTCGATACGACACGATAAGTTCGCCTCATCGATGGAAATGAACAAATCAGAAACATTACCGGCCATCAGAGCGTCTGAATTCATTGACCGGTTCCCTTCCTTCCCCGTTGATCGCCACCATGACAACCACCGATTAACGATAAATTAATGGCACTGTGCCATTGGGTCAAGGAACAAATATGGCTTTGAGCCATTAAGACAGGTTTTGGCCACCACCCATTTTCCGAATTGCAGCCACAACCCGGCGCAGCGGACAGACATCTTCAACCGCATTGTGCAGAGAAATCACGCTGAAGAGTTTCATATTACAGCTTTTTTCTAACCGTATCTTGTAATGGAATCTGTACCCTTTAAGTACCAATTCCATTATCGAGACATTCCATGTCAGCCCATACGGACGCATTTGCAAAAAAAATCCCCACGATTTTTTCACAATCAGAACCGCCGGACGACTCTATCCTTCAGACAGAATCGCCTGAGAGGCATACGCATCATTCAAAATACTCGCCCTGTCCCGCAGAGCTACTCGTGAATGACGTCCAGATCTCCGAACCGGGTATATTCCCCTTCGAAATACAGCTGGATCATTCCAGTAGGGCCATGCCGCTGCTTCTCAAGAATCAGTTCTGCCTTGTTGTGCACCAGAGCCATCTTGCGCTGCCACTCTTCTGTCGCAACCTGGAACTTGTCATTGCTGTCGTAGGCACTGTCCTTGGGCTGACGCTGCTGCAGGTAATATTCGTCGCGATAAACGAACATGACCGCATCCGCATCCTGCTCGATCGAACCCGATTCGCGCAGATCCGACAGCATCGGCCGCTTGTCCTCACGCGATTCGACCTGACGTGAGAGCTGGGACAGCGCAATCACAGGCACGGAAAGCTCTTTCGCAATCGCCTTGAGCCCCTGCGTAATCATCGAGATTTCCAGAACACGACTGTCAGGCTTCGTCCCGATAGCCGGCCGCATCAGTTGCAGATAATCCACCACCACCAGGCTCAGCCCCTGCGTCCGCGCCAGACGACGGCATCGCGTCCGCATGGCAGACAGGGAAATTGCCGGCGTATCGTCGATATAGAGCGGCAGTCGCTGAAGTTCGCGCGCCACCCGGACAAACCGGTCAAATTCCTTCTGCCCGATATCACCACGACGGATCTTCTCACCCGAAACTTCAGCTTCACCCGAAAGAATACGGGTCGCCAGCTGCTCGGATGACATTTCCAGCGAAAAAATCGCAACCGATCCCTTGGGCTTCTCCCCGCTATCCTCGGCATCCCGCAGGATCGAGCGTGCCGCCGAAAACGCGATTTTGGTCGCCAGCGCCGTCTTGCCCATCGCAGGACGCCCGGCAAGGATGATCAGATCGGAAGGATGCAAACCACCCGTCCGCTTGTCGAAGTCCCGCAGACCCGACGTCAGACCGACCACGTCGCCAGTGCGCTGATAGGCCTTGGTCGCAACACTGACAGCTTCCGTCAGCGCCTTGGTAAACGAGACAAACCCGCCTTCCTGGCCCCGCTCCGTCGCCAGCTTGAACAACGCTTCTTCAGACGCCGCAATCTGATCAGAACCATCCAGATCAGGCCGCGCCCCAAAGGCGTTGTTGACAACCGTCTCACCAATATCGATCAGCTGCCGGCGCACCCAGGCATCATGGATCACCCGCCCATAATCACCCGCATTGACGATACCCACCATCGCCGTCAGCAGCTTCGCCAGATAGGCCGGCCCACCCGCTGCATCCAGAACACCGGTATGCTCGAATTCCGCCCGCATGGTCACGGGATCGGCCAGCTGCCCCCGTTCGATCCGCCGGGCAATGGCCTCGTAGATCCGTCCATTGAGAGGATCGGAAAAATGAGCCGGCTCCAGAAAGTCTGAAACCCGCTCATACGCCTTGTTGTTCGTCAGAATAGCGCCCAGAAGCGCCTGCTCGGCCGCCGTGCTGGACGGCGGACTGCGCCTCAGCAGGACACCCAGATCTCCGTCGTTCGAGGAGGCATCAGAGACGGTCGGAGAAGAATCCGATTCGATCAT